GTGGATTATAGCTGGCATCCATCATGTTTTGTCCGCCACCTGTGACAGTGGGAATTCTGCGCTGATGCATTTCATTTTTCACACGTTCCACAAAGGCCATGGCCATGTGACTAGGCATGTTGCCCACGTCAATTTTAAAAATTCTGCGTTCGGGCGCACGACTCACACGATAGATCAGTATGGCATCTTCCAGCAGTTCTTTCTGCTTGAATACCTTGTAGATCTGCTCCAGTACACTGCGTCCAAATGGCCAAAAAACATCTAGACCTTCGTTCAGGCTCATGTGTACTATGTGCTTGGCATCCAGGGTTGCTTCGTTCATGGCATGCATGAAACGGCTGTTGCCACCGCCGGTCATGCCGGCTGCACCACCTGCGCCGCCGCCGGTGTAGTTGGCTGCACCGCCCACACTGCCTGTTATGGGGTTGGTCAGGTAGTCTGTGGTGGTTTTTGCTGCCACTGTCATGTTCTGAAAGTTGGGATTGATGTCACGAATCACATACTGTTCAGGACGTTTGCCTTCTGATTCGTTCACAATGATTCGCATGAGCTTGCTCATGTCTATCCACATCATTTCAAATGTTTCCGGATCACGCACAAACACCTGATCGCCGTACTTGATACAGTTACGGAACAGTTTGAAAATGCGCTGATCCAGCTTGTTGATCTTGCACCACTGCTGCAACTGCTTCTTGATAATTTCTACTTCGTGGTCTGTGGGTTTGTCGTTGTACTTGATCTCAAACGGTGTGCCGTTTTGCTCGTTCATCTGTGTGGAAAATTCAGCAATGATGTCTAAACAGGCATTGATCTCCGAATCCATGTCCATGTTTTCGTACTGATTGTAGCGTTCAATACGATTGGGATGGCCTGAGTACACTTCAGGCAGTCTGCTGGCATAGTTGCGAAACACAAAGTCAGCCTGTGCGCCACTGTTGGTTCCGTCGTTGCGAGAATAGTCCGGTAACCCAAATTGGTTTTTTCCCGAAATTGGGCTCATGGTACCCGATGTGTCAGCTACCTTGAAATATTTGCGCCACGATTGTTTTGTTTCTGCCATAGTGTATTATTTACCGTGATCATGCTTGCGCACGTAGTATCTTGGACTGTATATCTACAGAATTATTTTGTGCTCTTACCATTTGTTCCATCATACTAACTATTTCACGATTGCTAGCCGCTATATCCTCAAACATCTTTACAAAATTTCCGCTGTTGTTGTTTAGTGGTATAACTGCTTCAGTTCCGTGCATGGTAGCAGGGTAACCAGATGTTGGACCCGAAAATACGCCACCTTCAGCTGCGGATACTGTGTTCTCAGCCAAAGATGCATACCCTTGTGCCTTTGCCAATTGCATTCCTAAATGCGATTTAGGATCATTAAATTCTGATGCTTTATGACCCAATCCTGCTACAGTATTCAATACATATTTCAACGCAGCATCTTGATCTGTCATTGAATTCAAATCTTTTAATGCTTTTTCTTTGCCGCGGGTAGCAAACATATATCCAACTGCTGCTTGTGAGGCTGTTTTGAAATCTGACGCAACAGAGTCTGGATCTGCTTCTAAATTTTTTCCAATTAGGTTACCTACATTTTTATATACTTCTCTACCGGTTAGTTGAATTAGCCCACGACCTCTATATTTGTAGCCATCTCCTGCTTCTTTATTAGTGCCTAACCCGCCGTATACCATATCAAAAAATGCTTCATCGCCTTTTGCCCAGGCTGATTTTAAATAGTCAGCAGGAACACCATCTTCAAATCCTAATTTTTTGGCTACTCTTCCCCATACTTCTTTTTGCCCGCCTTTGCCATCAGGAACCATGCGCTTGCCCTTAAGCTGAGGGAATACGCTATGAATGTATTCTATCCCCCTACCTGCTAGTGTTTTCAAGTATGCTCCTGCACCAGCTTCTTTACTATTTGGATCTAAATTTGATTCTTTAGCTGAAGTCATTACTAACGCTCTCAATGCTATTGGGTTAGTAATTCCTAATCCTATAGCAGCATCTGCAAATTCTTTTGCACGTCCTGTCAACTCATTTTCTTTTCCTTTTCCTTTTCCTTTTCCAGATGCACTTGTAGGGATATCTAAAGGAGGTCTGACAGGAGCAGGTGCTGGGCCCGGAAGAGGTGCTGCTGCTGCAGGTGGTGCTGCCGCAGGTACTGCTGCTGGTGCAGGTGCTGCTGCTGGTGCAGGTGCTGCTGCTGGTTTTTTTGCAGGTGGTGCTGCCGCAGGTACTGCTGCTGCTGCTGCCGGCGCTGCTGCAGGTGCTGCTGCTGCAGGTGCTGCTGCTGCTGGTGCCGCAGGTGCCACTGTTTTTTGTTGTGCTGTTTTTGGTGTTCCGTCAGGATTCCAGCCTCTGCCGTATCTACTGTCCCAAATTTGTGCCTTCATTGGATCTGACGGTCTTGGTGGCACGGATTGATTCGCACTTGCTGGTATTGCTTCTGATTCTCTAGTGACGCCTTTTACAGCTTTTGCCTGCTGGGTAGTAGTTGCCGCTGATGAACTTAAAAGTGTACCTTCAGGCGATTTTGCACCACCAGAGCCCAGTTCTTTGCCAGGTCCTCCTTTCAGACCAAGAAACTCTCCCATGGCTCCGGCCAGATATCCAAACACTTTTTTAATCATCCCAAGGAGTTCATTGATTGCGTTGCTCACGTGACCCATGATATCCTCTGAGGTATTCATCATTCCCAAGATCGCACGTTCAGCCGATTCGTTCATTTTTTGCTGTGCTATTATCAGTGACGACATTTTAGTAACCAAGGCATCAGCACCTGCTACTTGTTTGTCTGTCTGCTCCTCAGCTTTTTTCTGTGCTTTTACTAGATCGTTTTGTGCAAAAATTCCCAATTTTAAGGAATCAGCGTAATTGATAAATGTTTCACCAAACACTCCCATCTTGCCAAGTTCGGTCAATTTTGTGGCAGTTTTACCTGCTTCTGTTGCTATCACCCCTGTGGCGCCGGCTGCTGTGGTTAGACCTTTGCTGAGTTTGTCTGTTTCTTCTAGAGCCTTGCCCTGGGTTGATAGATACAGTTTCTGAGCAGAATCGGTGGTGTTCATGCCTGTGGACAAATCACGGAAGCCTTGTGCAGCTTCCTTGCTCACGCTGGCCAGCATGACGTTTGTGAGTTCCAGTTGTTTGGCTTCTTCTGCTCGGCCACTGGCACGCAGTTGCTGAAGTTTGGCTGCAAAACGTTCTTCGCTACGAGCTGCTTCCATGGTATCTTCCATGCCTTTGCGAGTCTCGCCTGTGATCTTGCTCAGTGCATCCATCTCCAAGAGATATTTGTTTGCACCAGCGGCCAGTTGTTTGGTTGTTTGATTTTGACTTTGCCCTATTCTGCTTTGCAGTTTCAAATAGCCCATGGCGCCTGCATTGATCTGCTCTTGAGTCAGTCCTGTGTTCATCAAGCCCATCTTGAATTGATCCATGCCTTTGACAACATTGGCAAAAGACTGGCGACCTTGAAACACTGTTCCTGAAAACAGTGCCAGATCTTTTGCATTTGCTGTGACTAAAGCGGTGTACTGGCCTACGTCATTCAGGGCCAGACCCAGCTTCTTGGCATCTTCAAACAGGCCTGACATGCCGTCAGCTGCTGCTCCCCCAGCTTCAGACAATTCTTGATAGCCTTTGTGCAGCTTGTCGGTCATTTCATTGGCCATCTTGGCAGCTTCAATGGATGCTTTGGTCAGCAGAGTCAGTCCGGCTATGACACCTTTTACGATAATACCGCCTGGTACCAGCAATGCCAATGCTGTGCCTGCCAGAGTTGCTGCGTTGGATAACTCGTCCAGAGCCCCGTTAGATGCTGATGCACCTCGTTTGCCTTCTGCCATGGCCTTTCCAAACACAATAGCTGCCTTGGCCAACGAAACCACTGCTTCTGCACCTGTTGTGGTGGCCTGGGTAAAATTATTCAGGCCAAATCTGGCCTTCATATTAGCATCTGTTACGTCGTTTTGTGTTTGTTGCGTCAGTTTGCCATACCGTTCCATTTCGGCATTGGCCCGCGCCAGAGCTTCTGCAAATTGTTGTGCTTCAAGAGTTTGATCAGCCATGTTTTGTTTCCATAAGTAAAAACATATTTATAGGTAATTTATGACCCAATCTGCTAACCCTTTACGACAATACTTTCGGCAACCTGCGATCTATTTGCGATTGCCAAGTGGCGGTGCTCACTGGCCCGACGGATCTATTGATATTCCGCCCAACGGCGAGTTGCCGATCTTGCCCATGACAGCCATTGATGAGATCACATATCGCACACCAGATGCCTTGTTCAACGGACAGGCTGTGGTGGATGTGATTCATAGCTGTGTTCCCAACATCAAAAATGCCTGGGCCACACCTTCTCCTGACATCAATGCTCTGCTTACTGCCATCAGGATTGCCAGCTATGGCCATAACCTGGAAATAAATTCCAGCTGTCCAGCATGCACTGCCCAGGCCGAATACGGAATAGATTTACGCACTGTGCTGGATCAACTGAAATCACCAGACTTTACTGTACCCATCATCAGCGGTGATTTGGAAATTAGATTTCATCCAGTGGATTACAAAACTCAAAATGTTGCAAATCAAGCACAGTTTGATCAACAAAAGATGATGCAGATATTGCCAGGCACTGATCTTGACGACAGCCAAAAACTTCTCAAACTGCAAGAAGTATTGATGCGTATCACAGAACTAACTGTTGAAGCCGTCAAGTGGAGCATCAGTAGTATCCGAACTCCGACTGCGTTTGTGACAGAACCAGAATTCTTTAAGGAGTTTTTGACCAACTGCGATCGTGAATTGTTTTCCAAGATTCGCGATCATGTGATTGGTTTGAGAACCGCCACTGACCTAAAACCAATGTCGGTCAAGTGTACCGAATGTGAGCACGAATACCAGCAAACACTGACCTTGGACATGTCAAGTTTTTTCGCGCCCGCCTCCTAACATCCACCGCTGAAGAAATTTCCAGCCTAGTGGATGGTATGGAAAAGGAGGCCGAAAGCATTCGCCAGGAGAGTTTGAAAATGTCATGGTACATGCGCGGCGGAATTTCATATGATCAAGTGTTGGCTCTAAGCGGTAAAGAACGTGTGATGGTCAACGACATCATCAAAGACAACTTGGAGACTACCAAGAAGTCAAAGTTACCTTTCTTCTAATGCTAAACATCACTCAAGTCACTAGAGATATCCTGCACTGGTCAGAAACCTTTGTGGAAGTTCCGCACCCTGCGCTGGGCAACTTCCCCCCATGTCCGTTTGCTAGGTCAGCACGACTCAAACGCACTGTGGGTATATTTGTGGGCAACGATCCCTATCATGATCTTGAAGCTCGCTGTCCACAAGGCATGGGCGAATACGAAGTCATAATCTATGCCTACGACCCCGGTGAATGGACCTACAACTTTTTTCACGGCCGACTGGATGCTGCCAACCGAGACTTTTTGTTGACCAACGATCTGCTGGTGCTGGAGGATCATCCT